GCCTGCCAAGCAATTCCAGATGGCCGGATCGTGGGGCATGAGATCACGGCGTTCTGTCGCAAGAGCAGTGAGGTTCGCTTGGCGCACGGGTTCAGGCAGTTCCGTATCAAGATCGAAGCGAGTGCAGATCCGCTCCCATAGCCAGTCCTGAACGTCCAGGTATTGAAGAATCCATTGTTTAAGGGGGCGAACCATATCGCCGATGTACGCTTGCGGTGCGTCATGCAGTAGCGCAGCAAGCTTGTATTCGTCCGCAACGAGGTCAGCCACCATGCAGCAATGCTGGGCGACGCTGTAGAACTCGCGGGTGTGGCCGTTAAAGCGGCAGATGTTCGCCAGCGCGTGAGCGATATCCCGTGGGTCGATCAGATCGGCGTCCGGCTCATGCAGGTCGAAGCGCTGGCCGGTATGGGTGAGGATCCAGCTCATGCTGCAACCTCCTTTTTCAGCGCTGCCAGCAAGACCGCATCTGCGGTTTTTTGATGCAGTTCACGGGTTGCGTCAGGACCTATCAGCGCTTTGAGCTGTTGATCGAACTCTTCGTGGTAGCGGGCAAGCTCATGCAGGCGTTTGCTGATGCATTCGCAGTGATGTTGCAGTTCGCCAGCTGCGCGTGGGGTGAGGCGTGCGAGGAGAGTGCGATTCATGCTGCACGCTCCATAGCTGCTGCCTGGGGTGTCTGAGTTTTTAGGACGGCGGCCATGGCCAGGCAGTCCTGCGCCGCTTTGCGGGCTTCGGCGGCTTTGAGTTTGGCGCGCAAGCCTTCAAAAGTGTCGGCTGCGAGCGTCAGTATCGCTGCGAGCCGGTATAGGGTGCGCAGATCAGATGTCTCGACCTTCAGGCTCAGTGTGTGGGTCTGTTTATGCTTCGCAACCTCTCGGCGTAAGTCCTCGATCTTGGTGGCTGAATCAAGTCTGAGGGTAAATAGCTCTCTGTTGGCTTTGGCCAGATTCTCGGACAAGTCCATGACCTGCCGGTCGGTTCCGATGTCTATGGTGCGGCTTTCCTGGCCTTCTCGGCGGCCCATCCAGTAGCTGATCCAGATGATCGCGAGTGCCAGGATGATCAGTGCTAATAGCGCAATGCTCTGTGTATTGGTCATGGTGGTGTGCCTTGGATAATGGCTGGTGGTGGCAGCCTTTGGTTTACGTGGGTTGGTCGGTTAAGCCTTTCTGTTGCGCGTCCATTTCTTCGTCCGCCTTGTAGGCCCGAATATCGATCAGTGCCGCTACGTGTCGGATGTGGGCAAACTTCGGAGCCTTGCGGCTGCTGTCCAGTGTTGTGATCGGAAGCTGGATGCGGCCGCTCTCTATCTCTGTTACAAACGAGCGCTCATTGAGGTTGCGGAAGTACTGCACGCGCAGCTTGTCCAGGGGGATCAGCACATCGCCAAAAGTGCGATAGAGCAGCTCGACGGTTGCCGCCTCTGGTGGTGGCATCAGTCGTAGCGGTGGCTGGCTACTTGTCATCGGTTTTTTTCCTTTTGGGGTGGGTCCAGGCGATCAGGCAATGGGTTTTGGTCAGCTCGCGCAGGTGCTCTGGAACCTCAAGGAGCGCTGCATTGCGCTCCTCTTTGGTCTTTAAGGCGACTATCTGGCGAGCGTATTCCCTAGGCCACGCCACGGCTGTCCGCCGGTATTGGTGGGAGTTCAAGCCCCAGCTGTTCTGCAAGCCATGGGATGCCCTGTTGCTTAACCCGGAGGGATTGGCAGTACTGCATGCCGTGTATCGGGTGGAACCACTGTCCGTCTTTCACGCCCAGGTAAGCGCGGTCACGAGTTGGAAAGGCGGGCAAGCGCCGGTCATTGAGCAAGCCTTTCTCTCGCATCAAGGAAATCAGCTTTGGGCGGGATATCCCGAAGTAGTCGGCGGTTTTCTTGAGGTCGCGGTCCATGATCACCCCCTACGCCGCATGCGCTGTTGGCGTTGCAATCGCTGCCAGGTGGTTGATGGATTCGATCAGCCGTTTGTAGATGTCGGTTTCATCTCCGGTCAGAGTGAAGCACTTGGTCCTTGGGTTCTTGATGCCAATGCTCATGATCGTCGTGGACCCCTTGCGCGTGTACGTACGGTGATGCGCGACGTGAATGGGTAACTCGAAGCCAAGATCGAGGATCAACGTTCCCCCTTTACAAACCAGGTTGAACACCTGTTCGCGCTGCTCTGTGCTCAGAACGCCATACTGACGTTCAGCATGGGGAGTCGCTGTGATAGCTCCGTTGCAATGGTGGTCGCCAGGCCCGTTGGCGATCTCTTCGATGAAGTCGGCCAGCTTTAGGTGGCTCTTCTTACCGTTTGCCAGGGTCAGCGTGTGCCGCTGATTGCCCATTTCAACGATGAAGGTGGTGTCTTCATCGTTGCGCTCGATCTTCAAACGGAAGGAAAGGGCCTTCCGTTGTGGTGTTGACCGCAAGGTGTGAGTGAAGGTCTCGCTCAGGTTGACCTGAGCGCTGAGCAGAGTAAGAGCGCGGTTATCGAATTTGAACTTGCTCATGCTGCACGCCCGCCGTCGTTTGGGTCGAAGGGGGTAGGGGCATTGCGGGCTTTGCTTTTCGGCTTGCTGGCAATGAATGCGCAGCCTGCCTCGCGAGCCAGGTGGCGAATTTCAAAGACGCGGATGGGGTTTGCGACGGCCGGATGGACGTGCAGGGTTGCAGTGGTGTGCATGGTGTTGCCTCGCTCTGTGGTGGTAGAGTGAGGCAATAATTAACCTTAAGGGTTATCAAGTCAAATAAAAAATAACCTTTATGGTGTTTTATACGGCGGGGTCCTTACGACCAAAGCAATGGACAAATCCCCCTGAGCAAAAGTCGTTGGAGTCTGCCAGCCCCTTTAAAAGAGCCGACTGCCAGTGATTGGGACCAAAATCCCTGCATGAGGCAAGGTGGCACCGATCTAGAAACGCTTTTAGTGCTGGGCTACCAAGCGCTGCGAAGCTCTCGATGCTCGTTCTTAACGTTCCTAGAAAAGTATTGACTGGCACTTTGTAACGCATATCGAGGTTTAATGTTGTGAACTGGAAATGTAGTCTTTCGAATTCATTGGAATCGAGAGTTGCGATATGGTTAACCGAAAATTTTACGACTAGCCCCGTTGGTAGTACGGTTGTCTCTGCTGTAAGAAATCCGGCGTCTGGATATTCTCCGAAATATACATGCGAAAATTGACCGTCAGGATTCTCTCCAGCTTTTGTCCTCTTCAGGTTGTTACATGGATGACAGCAGGGAATCAGGTTTCTAGCGTAAATTGCATGAGCTTTATATTTGGATCGAGGGAGATGATGGTCAAGGTCCGTGATAGGGCCAAATCCACAGTAAGGACAGAGTTCCGCATTTAGCTTTAATCTGTCTCGGTAATCCTCGAGCCGCCCCCCCTTTTGGATTTGAGAGTACGCATTGTAAATTGCATCAAGCAGTGGGCTTTCCGCAGGCGTACCTTTTAGTGTTTCGTTTGGGTTTCCTTGATGACTGTCGTATAAGGAATATAGCTCTAAAATTCGTGTCTTCTCGATCTCGGTCACTGGATAAACTGGAGTGCCATCTAACAGTGTGAGTGCGGACTCAATATCCGCTTTCGAAGTGTTGATGTGAGGAACTTCTAATCTCCACATTAGATAAGCTCCATCGCCGCCAGTTGGCTCATCACGTACGCCCTGGCTTGCATGCTTAGCCCATAAGGTTCAAAAAAACTTTCGATCCTGTCAAGGTTCTTATGTTCTTTTATAAGACGGTCCAGGGTCGTGTGGAAATCGGTTGGTCGCGTATTTAAGCCGAACGTCTCTCCAGTCAATGTTCCAATGTTTTCTCCAAAGGTTTCTCGATTCGGTTTTTGAATTGAGGTGACTTTGCCTTCCCTACGAATCAGATATGTATGTTTAACAAGTGTTTCTTGTAGCACCACCGGCGAGTGTGTAGCTACTACTGCAAATGCTTTCTTCGTCGATAGTATTATACGTATGGCATGCATTAGCGCCGCAAGAAGCGGTGGATGTAGGTGGGTTTCTGGTTCGTCTATCAATATTAGAGAAGATTGTGTTGTGTGTGCAGCAAGGCTTGTGATTATTTGCATCACAATTTTGTGCCCTGTACTCCACATCAGGAATAGTGTCTTAGGATCGTTTTCCAGTAGATACTTTGTCGTCAGTGTGTGTTGATAGGATGAGAACGAAGCATCGCTAGCTATGCATCTTAGAGCTCTGTCTAATATATGCGAGGCCTCATTCTGCTTAACTAACAGCAAGGTGTTATGGAACTCCTTTGCAAGGGATTCTACAGGTTTTAGAAGAGTTGAAGCCACCTTGTCTGTGGGCTTTACCGCCTCACCTAGTAGTTCTTCGTAGTCGAGTTGTTCTTGAAGCTCTGCCGCAATATCCCTTAGGCCACAGAATACAAATCTACCACCACCTTCGTTCACATCCTTAATGATTTGTAATCTCTCGTCCGCCTCTCCCTCAACATTTGGTTTGAGTCCTGGAAGCCGGAAACTGTCAAAAGCGCTATAGGACACTGTTATGATTCTAGGGAAGCCGATGCCTTCAGGGTCCATTCTTCCGACTTGGTCGAACATCCCGTCTTGCCTGCTTTTACTGGTGCCGTATGCGACGCGGGCAAGTCGTGCCAATAGTGTGCTTTTACCCGAGCCATTGCGCCCAATTATAGCAATGATTCGCCCAGGAATCGGGTGCGCAATTCCCCCTAAGCGACTCACGGTTTCAGGAAGAGAATAATCGAATTGTATTTTCTTTTCCCAGCCATGAACTTCAAATGAGAAATTTAAATCAGTGTGTTGAAGTGAGTCAAAATTTCTATTTAAGAGCGATTTCGCAGTAAGCAGGAAGTTGTCGTTTTCATCGAAGTAACGGAATAGCGATATACTCCAGCCTTCCTCGCTTCGGAACTCGTCACCTAATGTTGGGTTGGAAACGTAGTCATTAAGTGATTCTAATAGCTTAGTGCGTACGTCGGTCTGGAGTGAAGATATCCGTTGGTAGTAGTCTAAAGACTGACCTACTGAGACAAATTCGTCGTCTAAGAAGTTGAAGTCGTCATTGAGTTGGAGAGGGTCTACAGCCTTTTGCCCTTTTTTTAAAATCTTAACTGTTCCGATTAGATTGTGGCCCCTGCGGTCTCTTGGGCCTAAATATACTAAGCTATACTGGGTTTCGTAGCTATAATCGTTCCAGTGGTTTTGTATTAGTGCGAATTGGCTTTCACCTGCATAGTTAGGCTCAGTGCGGGGGGGGAGAACCTGAAATATCATAATGACTTTTCCTTAAGTACATTTTTTTCTAAAGATCAGAGATTTTCCAGCGTGCTCGGCCGCAAATGCTCCATTCCTCTGTCATTCTAATTATACGATCTGGCCAATCAGGATTTAAGGCGTAGAGATATAGTTCCCCGCCTTCCTGTTTGAGTTGCTTTAATGTGGCAGCTTGATCCCTGGATCTTTTTGCAGCAACGAAGTGGCCTGGCAGAGCATCAAGGGCAGGGTCGATAACAATCTTATCCCCTTCAATGAATTTGGGCTCCATGCTGATCCCTTCTACCCTAAGGATAAATGCACGCGGACCCACAGGGCCTGGAGCGTCAATCCACTCTTCAGCGTCTCGGGGATCGAAGCCTTCGTGCGACTCACACCAAGCGCCAGCAGCGATCGATCCAATCACAGGCAGCTTACGCCCTGTATGGCTCAAGACGGTCGCATTGTTAAATTCGCCAACTCCGAAAGGCATATCCAGATAGCCGCTATGAAGGTTTAAGGCTTTCTCGATTTCGCGCGCTATCTGGTCTCCGATCCCTTTAGTGGGATTTTTACCCCCGAAAGCGCTGACCTGTGCTGGTGCTTTGCCTAGCAGGTCTGCGACGTCTGTGAGCCTCAGCTTCTTCTCGGCCAAGACCCTTCTGAAATTTTGTAGCCGGGTGTCTGAAATTTTCATCGGCAGATAGTGGCTGGATTAACCTTTGAGGTGAATGTCCATATAGGTATTGTAAAAAATAACCTTATGGGTTATTTTTATTTTGGAGGTACGCGCCATGAAACTACGCGACTACATCAATGATTTGAGTTCCGAAAGGCTGAACGCCTATGCCCAACGATGCCGCATCGCCATCAGCTACCTACGTATTCATGTCAAGTACGCTAGTAAAGACCCTAGCGTTGCATTGATTAAGGCACTCGCTCGCGAAAGTGAAGGAGTCGTGACGCTCAGTGAGGTACTCGAGCATTTTGGAATCACCGAAGAGGGCATTTCGAGTGAGCAATACAGTTAGAAAAAAGGGCGACCCGTGGGCCGCCCAGTTTCTCCCGACGCACCACCACAGTGCTGTCAGGTCACGGTAATGATTGACGGGCACACCACATGCTAACCGCCAATCCTTAACGTGATTCCGAGGCTCGGAAGCCTCGGTGTTGCTGCCGTCTCCACCACAGATAAGGCAGCTGTTGCGCCATGAGCGAGCAACGGATTGTTCGCTCAGGCACGGTGCCGGTCAGACCGGCGTGTGGACCCTTTCAAGCCACGCGGCAAATGTATCACCACTACATACCGCGCGGCACTGGCAACTTATTAGGATTAATGCCATGAGCCGAATCGCTCTGAGTTGCGTTGACCGAGCACAACGGGAAGTCCTGACGCTCGAATTAGCGCTTTACCATGCCGCACGGGATTACCCCGGCGGAGCTGCTGCAATCGCCGCCACCACCGGCAGAAACCCCACCACTTTGCAGCACAAGCTTTCCCCGACACACCCTACGCATGTGATCAATGTGCAGGAAATGGGTGAGATCCTGGAGCTCACCAAGGATCGCCGGATCCTTGATTCGATCCATGCGTTGGTAGGTGACACGATCTGGCAGGACCTGGCGGATTGCTACACCGGTGACATGCCTGAGACCCTAACAGTTGGGATCGCCAAGTACTTCCATCAGGTCGCTGACCTGGCTGAAGTATGGGCATCGCATATCAGTGACGGCCGTGTCGATGACCATGAGTTGGCAGAGTTGCGCCAATTGGTCTTTCGCTGCATCCAAGGTCTATTGGGGATGTACAACCGTGCCTCCTACGTCAACCAGACGACGCGGGGGGTGCCCCGTGGATAACGTGGACTTTGCAAATGATCTGGTTCTGGAGGGCGTGGCGCACACGCTCGCTTCGCGCAAGCCTGCACCGGTGGGCCATTCTTTTCTGTTTTGCGTGGGTTGCGATGACCCTATCCCGCTGAAGCGTCGCCTCGCCGTACCGGGCTGCACTCAATGCATCGATTGTCAGTCCCTCGATGAGGTAAGGGCCGCTCGCCATGCTTGACGAGGTACTGAACCAGTTCGCGGATTATGGGCTTGAGCCTGCGCAGCCCTTGGTATTTGGCAAGTTGACCCGATGCAAGACTGCACAGGACAAGGGAAAGGAAAAGAATGGCTGGTACGTCGTACATGAACATCGCACCGAGAAAAACGAGACACTGATCTTCGGCAGCTTCGGTGATTGGCGGTCGGGTGAGTCCCAAAAAATTAAGGTCAAGGCTGGTCGGATGACCCCGGAAGAGCGCGAAGTGATGCGCGCTCGGCAGGAGGCTGCTCGGCAACGGGCAGCGGAGGTCGCTGCCAATGCCGCCCGTCGGGCGGCCAGCCGGGCCGACAGCATGTTCAAACGCATGCCTGAGAAGGGTAAAAGCAGCTACCTGGATCGAAAGCAGATCGTTGGCTTACGTGTCCGTTATGCGCCTCGATCAGGCGCATTTCTTGTTCCGATGAGCAATGCACGCGATCAGACTGTCGGGCTGCAGGTCATCTATCCAGCGCCTCAGGAAGACACTGGTCGGGATAAATCCTACTGGCCTTACGGCATGTCGAAGGAGGGCGCCTTTCATCTGATCGGCCCTGAGCCTGAACCGGGCGAGCCCCTGTTGATCTGTGAAGGATATGCGACCGGTGCCAGCCTCCACATGGCGACGTCCTTTGGCGTTGCCATAGCCTTTGATGCTGGCAACTTGCTCCCAGTTGCCAAACTGATGCGTGATCGTTTCCCTGGTCGGCCCATCATTATCTGCCGGGACGACGATTGGAAAACCAAACGGCCGAACGGCGACCCTTGGAACCCCGGAGAAGAGAAGGCCAATAACGCCGCCCTGGTTGTTGGTGGTCAGGTCGTAGCCCCTATCTTCACTGGCGAGCGCCAGGATAAGTGGACTGACTTTAACGATCTGCATTGCGCCGAAGGCTTGGAGGCAGTCCGCCGCCAGGTGCTCGCTGTGGTCAAGCCGCCGGCCGCCGGTGGTTGGAAGGATCAGCTGGCGCGCAGTGAAAGCGGTGCGCTGATTGCTCATATGCAGAACGTCGAACTGATTCTTGGCAATGACGAACGCTGGGCCGGTGTAATTAGCTTCAGTGCATTCAGCTCCAAGATCGTCAAGCTGCGTGCCGCCCCTTATGGCGGTGGTACCGGTGATTGGGCTGACATCGACGATATGCGCGTCATGAAATGGCTCGCACAGACCTACAATCTGCGGGTGAAAGCCTCCAGCGTTATCGAGGCGGTCAGCATCGTCGCCCACGACCACGCTTTCCACCCGGTGCGGGAATACCTGCAAAAGCTGGAATGGGACCAAGTGCCTCGACTTGAGCAGTGGCTCATCGACGTCATGGGTGTGACACCCAGCGATTACGTGAAGAAGGTCGGTAAGCGCTGGATGATATCGGCAGTGGCTCGGGTCATGAAACCCGGCTGCAAGGCCGACTCAGTGCTGATCCTTGAAGGTGCCCAGGGCGCGGGTAAATCGACCGCCATGAGTATTCTCGGCGGTGACTGGTTCATGGATACGCCCTTCGCCCTGGGTGACAAAGACGGCTTCCAGGCGATCCGTGGCAAATGGATCGTCGAGCTGGGGGAGCTGGATAGCTTCAATAAGGCTGAAAGCACCAAGGCCAAGCAGTTCTTCTCAGCGTCCACGGACACCTACCGCGAAAGCTACGGGCGAAGAACGAACGACGTGCCACGCCAGTGTGTTTTCGTCGGTACCACGAACCAAGAGGAATACCTGAAGGACGCCACGGGCAACCGGCGGTACTGGCCGGTTGCGTGTACTCGCGTGGAACTGGATCTACTGCGCGAGATCCGCGACCAGCTCTGGGCGGAAGCGGTGTTCTGCTATAAGGCCGGTGACGTCTGGTGGGTCAACAGAGACGAAGCGTCGATGTTCTCCGAGGCACAGGACGAGCGCTTTGTTGTGGACGAATGGGAAGGACCGATCTTGAGCTGGTTGGAAGAGTCGCAGATCGGTGCCACTACGACCGGCAGTGAGCTACTTGGCACTGCGCTGAAGCTGGACCCCGGCCACTGGGGCAAACCCGAGCAGATGCGCGTCGGCGCGATCATGCATCGGTTTGGCTGGAAACGGACGCGGCTGCCCACGTTGTCCAAGAGCGGCCAACGTCATTGGGTCTACAAGAAACCCGATGGCTGGGGGGCTGGGGTGATGCCAGGCGACCAGCGTGTCGAGGAGGCCTGTTTTGATTAGGTACATAGATGAAATGCTCAAGCTATGGGCGCAGGACCTCCACTCTCCGATCACCGAGGGCGTACCTGGTGGAGGCAACATGATCGCTATGCTGATGGAGTGCAAAGGGGAGCTGATCCGAGGCACTCGCGGCAGCCGTGTGTTGCTCGACCAGTCGGTTGATATCGAGTTGATCGTAAACAAGCACCTGGCGCCCGAGTTGGCGGTGGCCGTGCGTGAGCACTACTGCAACCACGACAGTTTTCTGTCTCAGAAAATGCTGCATTGCGGGTGCAGTGCCAGGACGTACTACCAACGCTTGCATCTGGCACACGAGTGCATTGCTGTCTTGTTGATGGGGAAAGCGGCTTGATCCCTATTGCCTACCTGTCTGCCGCTCTGGCTATGGCCCACCTCGTCCCACCTTGTGCATGCATAGTGGGACGGGGTAAGCCCCCGTATTCGTTGGCCCGTCCCACCGTCCCACTTGTTTGTGCGAATCTCGCATGTAGCGTAGCGGGCACCATCACGCGTTATGCGCGCGTAAGCGTGCTTTTAATAACTACCTCTTTACACGAGAAAAATAGAATAAAGGTGGGACGGTGGGACAACGCCCTGTTTTCGGGGGGGGCATCCGTCCCACCTGTCATGAGGCTGGTGGGACGGTGGGACCAGCGCTCAAAAGCGAATGGCCGTTGTGGTGTATTCAGCTACATTGCCGGGGCGTTCGTGCTGCATTGCCTACATATTCGTCGGTGGCATTAAAACGGGCTTGCTGCCAGTAAAATCGACCTGTAAAAAGTACACATCTTCGATAGGTGCGACCGCATAGCGCGGCAGGCACCACACCACATGACCCGGCCCTCGCGCCGGGTTTTTGCGTTTAAGGGGCGGGCGATGACAACGGAACAGCAAACGCTGGCAGAGATGCCAATCTGGTTAGTGATCGTCCTTGCGCTAATCGGCGGCGTTTCGGGCGAGATGTGGCGCGCGGACAAGGACGGCATGCACGGCTGGTCGCTACTCCGGCGCCTTGCCCTGCGATCGGGGGCATGCGTGGTCTGCGGGTTGTCGACCATGATGCTTTTGTATGCGGCGGGGGTTTCAATCTGGACCGCCGGTGGCTTCGGATGCCTCACCGCCATGGCCGGTGCCGATGTTGCCATCGGGCTATACGAGCGCTGGGCCGCCAAGCGGCTGGGTGTCTGCGAGGTGCCGCCGCCCAGTCACTCGGATCCGAATTGATGTGAAAATGATTTAGCTCGGTAGCCCGAGGTGGTTGGTTACGATGCGCGATCCAATCGATAGCACTTCTCCCGCCAGGCTACCAAGGATGCTTTTGGTTCCGCTTTTAGTGGCATCAACAAGTTGCTCGCCCAAGGACGGGCCTGCGGAAAGACTCGCTGGAACAGCCTTGAGGGCTTCGAGGCCTTTGCTGGTGAGAACTGCTCCTTCAAATCCTGCTTGGTGCATTTTTTCCCGGAAACGCAGATATCCAGCATCTGCCAGCCACTCGACACACGCGAAGAAAAAGTCACCGTTTTGATTGGGGAATTCGTCCCCTAACTGCTCATTGTATGAGAACCCGTCTTCAAGGAACTCTTTGATTAGCAGGTACCTTGCTACCGGGAAGTCCTCATAGAGGGCACCAAACACCTGGCCGGTGATCTCGTCGAATTTCTGAATGTTGGAGGTGGTCATGTCCTTGACTCCTGAGCAAGAGAAAAAAAGCTCCCAAAGCTGGGAGCAAGTAGTTCGATACATCGACATGCAGATTCGTCGTGATGTCGATTTGACGCGAGCGCGACATTACTGGGAGAAGACCTTAGAGGAAACCCCCAAGGAAGTACTCGTAGAGGCGTTGAGCATGGCATTGGCTACTGGCCGTTACCACGAGATGCCAATCAGCGGTTGTGTGTGTAGCTGTCGGGCTGGCTGATCATTGTGCTGTGCGAGCGCAGGGTGGTTGAGAGTTCCGCCTGTTCAACCGTCCATCGAACCTGGTGAATTGGTGCCGGGGTGGGGGGTAGGCGGCAGTTTTTTGGGTCCTCCCCCTGGGCCGCCCCCTACACGGGTGGCCAAACTCGCGGGTTTCGTGCAGCTGAGTTTTTTACAGGGATGTCCGTCTTTTCAAAGGGTTAGCTATGGGCAGGGTAGTCAGTAAGGTTGAACTGGGTGAACTGGTCGGCCGGGATGAACGGACTCTGACCCGCTGGCAGAAAGATGGAATGCCCGTAATGGAGTTCGGTCAGGGACGCGGCAACGAAAACCAGTACGACACCGAGGCGGTGATCCAGTGGCTGATGCAGCAGGCCGCCCTCAACGGCAAAAAGGAAACGAACCGTGACCGCCTGGACAGGGTCCGGGGCGACCGAGAAGAGCTGGCGCTGGCCAAGGAATTAGAGTCGGTAGTGCTGGCAGAAGACATGGTCCAGCGCTTCGAAGCGGTGATCACGTCGGCGAAAGTCGAGCTGCTCAATACCTTCCCTGACGCATTGGCTTCGGACTTGGCCGCCAGGTACGGCATTGACGTCGATGTCCATTTGATCAGCGACCCCATCGAGACAATCCTGAGGAGGCTCTCCAACTATGACGAGGATGATGCCGATCCAGATTGGGATCCTGAGGAACAGGACGACCCGCAGAGCGCTGAAGAAAGCGGCGATTAAGGGTATCAAGCAGGTGTGCCTGAAATGGGCGCCGCCGCCACGAATGAGCATCATCGACTGGGCCGACAAGTATCGGTGGCTGTCGCCCGAAGAGTCGGCGCGGCCCGGTAAATACCGCTTCGATATCACGCCGCACCTCATCTGGCCTGGTGGCCCGCTGGAGGCGCTGGACGATCCGGCCGTGTCTGAAATCGTGGGCCGCAAGTCGGCTCAGGTCGCCTGGACGTCCGGTGTGCTGGGCAATGCACTGGGCAAGTGGATCGATCTCGATCCTTCGCCGATTCTGGTCCTGTTTCCTAAGGCTGACGCGGCGAAGCAGTACGTTGCCGAGAAGCTGGAGCCGATGATCGAAGCGACGCCCAGGTTGCGCAAGAAGGTGGATCTGCGCAGCCGCAAGCTGCAGCAGCGGCAAGACTTCAAGCGCTTCCCCGGCGGCTTTCTCAAGATGGTCGGCTCCAACAGCCCGGCCAGCGTGAAATCCACGCCGGTGCCGCGTGTGGCGGTGGAAGAGCCGGACGACTGTAACCTCAACCTGAGGGGGCAGGGGGACAGTATCAAGCTGGCCAAGGAGCGTCTGAAAACCTTCCGGCGGTCCAAGATCATCATCGGCGGAACCCCGACCATCAAGGGGCTTTCAGCCATCGACGCGGAGCTGGAGCTGTCTGACAAACGTGTCGGCATGGTGCCGTGTCATGAGTGCGGCGAATCGCATGCGCTCAGCTTTGACCATCTGCACTGCGACGAAGACCCCAGCTATTCCCATGAGGTTTACGGTAAGCGTCGCCCTGAAAGCGCGTTCTACGTCTGCCCGCACTGCTCGGCGATCTGGGACGACAACCAGAAGAACGCCAATCTGAAGCATGGCCGCTGGGTGGCTACGGCTGAGTTCAGGGGCATTGCCGGGTACATCCTCAACGAGCTGTATGCGACGTTCTACGGCTCGCGGTTCGAAGTGCTGATGGAAAAGAAGCTGCAGGCTCAGCACGCGGCCGCACAGGGCAACATCGGCCCGATGATCGCCTTCACCAACAGCTCGATGGGCGAGAGCTACGAATACAAGAGCAATGCGCCCAAGACCGATGAGCTGGAAAGGCGTGCAGAGCCTTACGCGGAACTGACCGCGCCCAACGGCGTACTGATGGTCACCGTGGGCGTCGACGTCCAGGGCGACCGCCTTGCCCTGGTCATTATTGGTTGGGGCCGGGGAGAAGAGTCTTGGCGCTTGTACTGGGGCGAGCTGCCTGGCAACCCGATTGATAAACACGATCCGGTTTGGCAGGAGCTGGACAAGGTCATCGCGCAGCCGATCCCGACTGAAAGCGGCGCCCGGCTCGCCGTTTCGGCGGTCAGCATCGACAGCTCGGACGGCAATACCAGCGATGCGGTTTACAGCTACGTTCGTGAACGCCAGCGCTTCAACATCATGGCGATCAAGGGGGCTTCGATTGACAGCCGGGACAAGGAGATCTTCACCAAGCCCGCGCAGTCGAGCGATACCAGCCAGGACAACACGAAAGCCTCGAAGTATGGCTTGCGCGTGTACATCGTCGGTACTCACAAGGCCAAGACCCTGATCGATGGCCGGATGCGGCTCAAGGGCTCCGGCCCCGGGCGGATGCACTGGTACAGCGAGATTCGCTCCGATTACTACGAGCAACTCACCAACGAGGTGCTGGCTCCCCACCCACGCAATCCCAGCAAGATGGTCTGGCAGAAGAAGGCCGGACGGCGCAACGAAGCGCTCGACTGTGAGGTGTATGCCTTGCACGCGGCTCGCAGCCTCAAGACCCATTTGCTGCGCGACAGCGAGTGGGACCAGCTGGAGCAGCAACTGCTGCAACCGACCCTATTCACCACCGAACAGCCGGTTGCTGCGGCGCCTCGTCGAACGGTCAGCCGTGGGAGGGGGACGCGCAGCAGCGTTGGCTAACTGAGGTTTCAACATGACAGATGCACAGCGACGGCTGGATGAAGTCCGCGCCGCGATCTCGGCCGTCTTGAAAAACGGTCAACGGCTACGCCGGGCTGACAGGGAAGTCCAGATGGCTGAGCTGAACAGCCTGCGCTTGCTCGAACAGCAATACGCCAAAGAGGTCGCGGCAGAACAGGCCGCTGCCAAAGGCCGTGGACGCAATCGCGTCATTTATCTGGGGATCTGACCATGTGGCCTTTCCGTAAGTCCCCTGCCGATCTGCTGATGGGTGAGGCGATCAAGCAAGCCAAAGCGGCTGTTGGGGGGCATCACATTGTCGCCCAGGGCGGCGGTGGCGGTGTCGAAACACGGTGGCGCGGTGCGTCGCGTGTCCTGCGCTCCATGGCGAGCTGGATACCCGGCCTGGGCAGCCCGCGTCGCGATTACAACAAGAATGAACGGCGGATGCTGGTCGCTCGTTCCCGCGATGCACTGCGCAATCACCTGATCGCTCGGGCTGCGATAACCCGGTTGCGCACCAACGTCGTCGGCACCGGTCTGGTGTGCCGGGCGCAGATCGACCACGAAGCGCTCGGCCTGCACATCGATGAGGCCGAGGGGATCAACCGCCAGTTGGACCGTTTGTGGTCGCTGTATGCGGACGACCCCCGGGAGTGTGATGCCGAATCGACGTTGAACCACTACCAGCTGCAGGCGCTGGTCTTGGTGTCGTCCATGGTCGCCGGTGACGTGTTCGTCGCCAGTCCTGACGAAGAACGGCCGGGCTGCATCTTCAGCACCCGCTTGCAACTGATCGAGTCTGAGCGGGTGTGCAACCCGAACAACGGCTTGGATCAGATCAACATGATCGACGGGGTGGAGTTCGACGGGTTGGGGGCACCAGTGGCCTACCGCGTCTGCACCGGCTATCCCGGGGAGCATATAGCGAGCCAGCCGCTGCAATGGCAGCGCTTGTCTGTGTTCGGTGCCGAGACCGGTCGGCGCCGGGTACTGCACATCATGGCCGACAAAGAGCGCCCTGGTCAGCGACGCGGCGTGCCGTACCTGTCGCCGGTGCTGGAGCCATTGCAAAAGCTTGAGCGCTACAGCAGTGCCGAACTGATGGCCGCCGTGATCTCTGCGATGTTCACGGTGTTCATCAAGAAATCCTCGGACTTCCAGACGGGCAACCTGCCGATGTCTGCGCTCTCGAATGAATCCGCCGATGGTGGCAGCTCTGGGGACGGCCAACTGGCGCTGGGCGAGGGCGCAGTGGTCGACCTGGGCGTGGGTGAAGAGCCGATGATTGCCAACCCGGCCCGGCCCAACGCCCAGTTCGACCCGTTCTTCACCGCCGTCGTTAAAGAGATCGGCGCCGCCCTGGAGCTGCCGCTGGAGGAGTTGCTCCTGCACTACAGCAGCAGCTACAGCGCAGCCCGGGCCGCGATGCTTCAGGCATGGCGGTTCTACAGCCTGCGCCGCTGGTGGCTCGCCTGTGACTTCTGCCAGCCCAGCCGCGAGCTGGTGATCGACGAGGCGGTTGCACGCGGGCTGATCCACCTACCCGGTTATTCAGAGCCAGCGCGGCGCAAAGCCTACTGCCAGGCCATCTGGATCGGTCCGGCGCGTGGTGCCATCGACGAGCTGAAGGAAGCCAATGCGGCGGGCAAGCGCATCGAGATCGGGGTGAGCAACGAAACCCTGGAAACCGCCGCGATGACCGGCGAACCCTGGCAGCAGGTGTATCAGCAACGTGTTCGCGAGGTTAACCAGCGCCGGGCCGACGGCCTGCATGTGTTGCCCAAGGGCGGCCTCGAAGGCCCACCCGATCCCAAACCCGAAGAGGAATAAACATGGCAAGAGCACTTGAGCTAGCTGCGGCGCAGCCCTGGCTGATGATGCCTGATGCCCTCGATAACCTGCTGACCATCGCGGATCGCATGGGCGATCCGATGGCGCTGGAGACCCGCCGGGGCGAGCGTTTGGATGATACCCGCCGGGTCACGGTGCGCAACGGCGTGGCGGTGGTGCCGGTCATTGGCCCGGTATTCCGCTACGCCAACCTGTTCACCGAAATCAGCGGAGCCACCAGTACCCAGGTGCTGGCCACCGATATTCAGCAGGCTTTGGACGACCCCAAGGTTCGCTCGATTGTCCTCAATATCGACAGCCCGGGTGGCGTTGCGGCTGGCATCAACGAGCTGGCCGAAATGATCTACGCCGGTCGTGATCGGAAAAAGATCGTGGCCTACATCGGTGGTACTGGAGCCAGCGCCGCGTACTGGATCGCATCAGCTGCGGGCGAGATCGTCATTGATGAGACCACCCTGGTTGGCAGCATCGGTGTTGTCGTCGAGGCGGTGGTCGAGAACGAAGCGTCCACCGGTCGCAAGCGTTACCAGATCGTCAGCCGCAATGCCCCGAACAAGCGCCCGGATATGAATACCGAAGAGGGCCGAGCAAAGGTAGGCGAAACCATCGACGCCATGGCTGACGTCTTCGTGGCCAAGGTGGCGCGCAATCTTGGCGTCGACGCCGAAGCGGTCCCTGGAATGGGCGACTTCGGTGGCTTGCGCGTCGGGGCCGCTGCCGTGGAGTCCGGCCTTGCCCATCGCCTCGGCTCGCTTGAATCACTGATTACCGAACTGGCCAAACCGGCCATCACACTCCCAAGGAAAAACACCATGACCACCGTAACGACTACGGCAGAGCTGCGTGCGGCAGTGGCTGCCGGTACCGATCCTGCCACCATCGAAATCGCCCAGGCTCAGCAGCCTGATCTTTCGGCGATTCGTACCGAGGCGGCCGGTGCCGAGCGCGAGCGCATCAAGGGCATCAACGCGCTGGCCAGCAAAGGCTTCGAGACCGAGATTGCTGCGGCTATTGATGGCGGCACCTCGGTTGAAGCCACGGCCTTGCATCTGTTCAAGGCCGCTTCTGATCGCGGCATTTCGCTGCTTTCCATCAAAAACGATGCTCAGGGCGCGAACGGTACTGCCGCACCCGACGGCAGCGACCCTCAAACCGGTGAGCGCAAGGCAGCAGTCAACGCCATCGTCGCTGGCGCCTCGCGCCGTTAACAGGAGGTTTCATGACTAACCCCGTTCGCCAAACCTTGCGCTATGCCGATCTGGACGCCGGTGATTTTCCCGTGGTGCTGGAAGCCGCTGTTATCGCATCCGGCCACGTCCTGAAGCGCGGCTCTGTCTTGGGGCAGATCACTGCCTCGAAGGAATACGTGCTGAGCACTGCCGACGCTGAGGACGGTTCTCAGCATCCGTCGGCCATTCTCGACCAGGACGTCGACACCACCGAGGGTGCGCTGTCGGCGCCCATTCGCTTGACCGGCCAAGTGCTGGGCAGCGGCCTGACTCTGGGCGAAGGGCACACCTTGGCAGATGCCAAGGCCACCCTGCGCCTGTTTAGCATTTTCATTCGTTGACCCGGAGCGCCTGATGGACATTTTCGATACCCTCACCATGCTGGAAGCCGTCGAGCAGATGACGACGCCGCGTCGCTTCCTCATGGATACCTTTTTCAACGGCCAGGTGCCTGAGACCTTCGGCACCAAGACGGTCAGCATTGACATCGTCAAGGGGCAGCGCACCATGGCGCCTTTTGTCAGCCCACGCCTGCCGGGCAGCATCTCGCAACGTGACGGCTACACCTCCAACACCTACCAGCCACCCTACATCCAGCCCAAGCGTGAAACCAACGCTGAGCTGTTGCTCAAGCGTGCTGCGGGTGACACGCCGTTCTCTGCTCGTTCGCCGCTGGATCGTGCTGGTGAGCAACTGGGCCGGGATCTGCGTGACCTGGACGAGCAAATCACCCGCCGTGAAGAGTGGATGTGTGCGATGGCGCTCACCACTGGCCAGGTGCGTGTGATCGGCGAAGGCATTGATGACACCATCGATTTTCTGATGGAAGCCGACCACAAGGTCCAGCTGGCCGCCGGTGATCGCTGGAATGCAGCGAACTCGGACCCAATTGCTCATATGCGCAAGTGGCGCCGTAAGATCGCCCAGGACTCCGGTCGTACCGCTAACGTGGGTGTGCTGGGCGGTGATGCGCTGGACGCCTTCCTGAACAACGACGCGGTGCTGAAGAAGCTGAACAACCGCCGGGTCGACATGGGCATGATCAAACCTGAAGAGCTGCCTGACGGCGTGACCTACCTGGGCTACTTGAACGATCCTGGCCTGGATCTCTACGGCTACGACGAGTGGGTTATCGACGAAGACGGCACGCCTAAACCCATCGTTCCAGCAGGTGGGTTGATCCTCGGCGCAACCAACACCCGCAACGCCATGCTTTATGCCGCGATCCAGGATCTGGAAGCCATCGAGAGCGGTCTGGTCGAAGCGGCCCGCTTCCCGAAAAGCTGGGTCACTCAGGAGCCTAGCGTGCGCTGGCTGAAGCTTCAGAGCGCAGTGTTGTCCGGCATGCTGGAGCCCGATGCCTTCCTGTTCGCCACCGTCGTTTGATCGCGGGGTGACACCATGGGCTTTCGTGACCAAGTGGCGGCAATGGATGAGCAGTTGCTGAGCGCGCTCTCTGACGAAGCATTGGTTGAGGGTCGGCCTGTACAGGGGTTTTTCTCGGCGCCGTGGGTGCAAGCCAAGTTCGGCCGCACCAGCACCGGCGTGCGTGAGCCCGTGTTCGGGTTGTTAGCCGCGCAAGCTGAGGGTGTTGTGGCCAACCAGACCTTGGTGATTGATCTGCCGCCTGCTGATGGCGGTGGAACCTACACCATCGTAAAGCCTGAACCCGACGGCACCGGCTGGGTGAATCTGATACTGAGGATCAAGGCATGAGCGTAGGCACTCACTATCGAACCTCGGCTTCTACCGGCGAGATCACCATTCAGGCGACCCCTGCCGACCTGCGAGCGTTCTCCGCGTTCGCGTCGGCCGTGCCCAAGGCAGCGGCCAATGCCCAGCGTCGAGCCATCAACAAGACGCTGGGTTGGCTACGCACGCACATCGCCCGGGCAGTGGGCCAGAAGGAAGGCATCGCCATGAAGGCGGTACGGCAGCGACTGCGAACCTACCTGGTCAGAGGCGGCGCGATCAGCGGCAAGCTCTGGTTTGGTCTCAATCCGCTGGAGGCATCCCGCACTGGCCGGGCGCGGCAAACCCGCGTAGGCGTTTCGGTCGGTCGGCGTCGTTATCAGGGCGCCTTCTTCAAGAAGGTCTACGGCGGCTCACCGGACATCTGGATTCGAACGGCCAGCAAGCACTTCTCGGCTGACGATTACCCGGCCAGCGATGTGTCGGGTGCCGCTGGCCCCAGCTCTGGGTGGATTGCAGAGCATGGCGACCGCTTCCCCCTGGCCAAGGCCATGATTCAGCTGGACGACGTTCTGCCGTTGTTTCGAGCTTGGACCCAACAAGCAGAGGCTCGCTTTGTAGAGCTGCTCAAGCAAGAGCTGAACTACGAGCTGCACAAATACAGGAGCAAGGGCCGTGGATGAGCCTGAATCACTTCAATTGAGTGAGTTGTACACCACCATCGAGCGTGTCATTAGCGAAAGAGTACCTGGCTTGGCGTTTGTGACGTTCTGGCCAGAGGGCGCGCCGAGTATCCCATTGCCAGCGGTGCTGCTGGAAATGCCAGAGTTTGAGCCAGGTACTGATGACGGCACGGGGCGCACGGCCTTGGTCGCTCGTTTCGAGGCCCGGGTGGTGGTTGGTGCTGAGCAGGCGGAACCTGAGAAGCAAGCCTGCCATCTCGCCTCGCAGCTGGCGGTGCTGTTGCGCAGTCAGTATTGGCGACTCAATGGTGTGGATGCAGCCGAGCTGGTACAGGCGGCTCAGGACTGGACCAAACCTGAGCTGGACGGCTACATCGTCTGGGTCGTGGAGTGGACCCAGCCCATCAAACTCGGTGAGGAAGAATGGCCTTGGCCGGACAACCCTCCGGCCACTATGCAACTGGGTGCCACCGAGGAGGCCCTTGATCTATCGGGGCTGTTCCCGTGAGCAAGTCAGCGGCCGTTATCGGTGAACACGACCGGATGATCGCGGCGATGGTGATGCCCGGCAAAGTCGTTGCTGTCGATGGGGACGGGCGGTGCCGCATGGAGGGCCGTGACGGTTGGGTCTCGCCTTGGGTCAAGTGGCACAGTCAGGCCGCTGGCAAGGCTCGCCACTGGCGGGAGCCGAGCGTGGGGGAGGGCGGGACGTTGTTCAACCCCAGTGGCGTACCTGGCGCCGGTACCTTTGTCCCTGGCCTGTTCAGTGATGCAGGGACTGCGCCTGATGACCGCGATCACGTCGAGGTATGGGAGTTTGATGACGGTGGCCGAATCGTCTACGACTGGAAAGCCAAAACCTACGATATCACCCTGCCGACCGGAACCGTCACCATCAAAGTTGCCGGATCCACGGTGACCGTCGCAGACGCGGGGATAACCCTGAAGGCACCGGCGATTAAATTGGTTGGCCCCACAGAAATTGACGGGCCGCTTCACGTTACCGGCGCGGTGATCGGTGACGCCACCATCATGGACGCTGGCGGCAACAGCAATCATCACTCGCACTGACGCCATAAACCGAACTATCAGCAGCCCGCGCATGCGGGTTTTTTTACGTCTGGAGAAAGTTGATGACTTCCAAAATCGAGAAGGCGGTCGGTGTTGCCGCCCTTGAACCGGTTGAACCGGCCCAGCCCGATGTGGCGCCGGTTCAACCAATGCGCGTGTTTCGTGACAGGGCTTATATGTCCCGCACTTTGATCATGCCGGACGGTCGCGGCCTTGATGTGCGCCAGGGGAAGGTGGCGGCCCTCGGTGACGATCAGTTCAAGTTTCTCAGCGACCATCCAGATCTCGAACTCACGGTGGGCTGACCATGATCGGAATGGATCGCCGAACGGGCAAGCCCCTCGCGGGGATCGATCACCTCCGGCAGTCCATCGAAGACATCCTCACCACACGCCTCGGTGAGCGTCGGATGTTGCCTGACTACGGTTCGAGCCTCTGGCGCTTTGTCGACATGCCTGTCACCGAAGGCTGGAAAAGCTCGGTGCAGGCTGAGGTGGCCCGGGCACTGGGGCGGTGGGAGCCGCGTATCAAACTGGAGCAGGTCAAGGTCACCGCCGTCCTGGACGGGAAGATCAGCATGAACCTGACAGGCGAATACCTGGGCGACTCAGCGGTGATTGAGGTGACGGCATGAATCAACTCGATCTATCAAAGCTCCCCGTCCCGGACGTGATCGAAACCGTTGAGTTCGAGGCCGAGTTTGCTGCGGTGCTGGAACGGTATCGGATATTGATGGGCGATGATTGGACGGCTCTGCTTCAATCGGATCCCGTAATGAAGCTGCTGCAGGACGTGGCTTACGAGAAAATTACCCTGCGTGCCCGTGTCAATGCTGCGGCCCGCGCCGTGCTGCTGGCCTCGGCACGCGGAGCTGACCTTGATCACGTCTTGGCGCTGGTTGGGGCCGAGCGGCTTGATGAGGAGTCCAACGATGCTTTCCGTGAGCGCGGTCGGCTGGCGCCCTATGGCTTCAGTACAGCCGGTCCTGGCAACGCATACCGCTACCACGCGCTGAGTGCCCACGACGATGTGCTCGACGCTCGGGTTGATTCGCCGGAGCCTGGGCTTGTGCGTGTCACGGTCCTGAGTCGATCCAGCCAGGGCGTGCCGGGAGAAGAGGTTCTGGAGGCGTTGCGCGAGCAGCTTAACGCTGAAGACATACGGCCGCTGAGCGACACGGTACTTGTTGAACCGGCGCAGGTGGTGCTGTGGGAGCTGGTAGCCCGCTTGCATTTCCCCAGTGGTGCCGCAACCGAGCCGGTGGTGCAGGCGGCAGAACAGGCGGCTCAGGCTTATGCCACGGCTCAGCGGCGTCTTAACTTGCCGATCAAGCGGAACATGGTTATCGCGGCGCTGGGGGTTGCCGGTGTCAGTGACGTCGAGCTGATCAGCCCGGCCGCTGACATTCCTGCGGATATCCAGGGGGCGCCGTATTGCACCAGCGTCCAGATCGACCCGGTGGTGGACTATGAGTAGCTCGGGGCTCCTGCCCAAGAATCGGACCACGCTCGAAGCCGCCGTGCTTGATTCGGCGGCGTTTCGTGAGTTGGACCCCGACATCATCCGCACGCTGTACGACGTCGACGAATGCCCTCCGGCCTTTTTGCCCTACCTGGCATGGATGCTTTCCGTCGACTTCTGGGAAATGGCGATTACCGATGGCCAGCGGCGCGAGCTGATCCGCAATGCGATCACCTGGCACAAGAAGCGCGGCACCCCCTGGGCGATCAAACAGGCGCTTCAAGCGCTGGGTATCGAGCAGGTCCAGCTCAACGAGCGGCCCGCCGGGGCTCACTGGGCTGAGTTCGACGTCGAGGTAACGATTGTCGAGCGCCCATTGAGTGCCGGGCTGTTTACCCAGCTGGAGCGGTTGATCGGCGCCTACAAGGCCGAACGTAGCCACCTACGCAAGCTTAACGTGGCGAGCGCGGTTAAGGGCACCGTGTACACGGGGGCGGTCTGTTTCAGCGGGCTGATTAGTACGGTGTATCCGTACCAGGCGAAAGAGCTGAACACCTCACCGCTGCCCCTGCGCGTGGGTATTGGCGGTTACTCCTACACCGAAACCACTGTCTATCCGAGGACTACATGAACTACTACTCAATTCTGACCCCGGTGGGCATTGCCGAGTTCGTCAATGCTCAGGCGGCCGGGGTAGTTGTGCCCATCACCCACATGGCCATCGGTGACGGTGGTGGAGCCTTTGTTACCCCGACCGAGATCCAGAAAACCTTGGTGCGTGAGGTCCATCGGGTTCCCATCAGCGACATTTCCGTGGACCCGGACAACCCGAACTGGTTGGTCATCCGTGGGGTAGTGCCCGCGACGGTCGGCGGTTTCACCGTCCGCGAGCTATCTCTGATCGGCGGGGTTGGTGCGGGTGGCAAGACGCTGGCGCTGTGTAACCACCCTGACTTTTACAAGCCCCTGGCCAGCGAGAACACCACCAGTGAGCTGATCGCGAAGTTCATCATGCAGGTCAGCAACACCTCGGTGGTCAGCATGGTGGTCGAACCTTCGGCTGCGATTGCGACCACGACCTCGGTCGCCAATGCAATTGCGGCGCACCTGCAGGCTGTAAATCCGCATCCGCAGTACGCCCTTGCTGTGGATCTGGCGCAACACATTTTGGCTGCCAACCCACATCCGCAGTACTCCCTAGTAGCGGACTTGGCTCAGCACATCTTGGCGGCTAACCCACATCCCCAATACGTCCTTTCGGCGGCGATGACGGCAGCAATTGCCGCTGTTACACCGAACCCGGCCGAAGTGCATTTCCGCACCACTATGTAAGGAGTAGACCGTTATGAACGGACTTTACGGCCAGCTCTCGCCTGACGCGGGAGTGCTGACCAAGGCGACGACGAGCGCGCCACCTGCAGGAAAAGTTCGCCAAGTGGTTATTGGCGTATGCAACACCTTGCGCGACAGCGGGGTGGAGATCTGCATAGCGGTATCGACCGCCATCAGCGCTGATGCGGTTGCAGCTGTTGCGCCCTACAAGTCTTTCGGCCGAAAGATCGATGCCGGTGGCGAATATGAGCGCCCGGTCGTCCTGGGCGAAGGGGAGAACGTCTACGTCAAGTCGAACAAGGCTGGCGTGGCGTTCGACATCCGTGGTTTTGAGGGTGCCGCATAATGGGTATTAGTTATCTGCCGAACAACTCCAGCGGCGTCGCTGGCGGCTCTGCTGACTCCAGTGGGCTCGTCACTCAGGTTCGGGCCGTTGCGCCTGAGCGATTCGACGCGGGCGAGCTGGTGTTCATGGATTGGAAGACCAGCGACCTCAAAAACTTGAGCGGCGTCCCGGCAGCGGCGGCGCTGGGCGCAGGCCCTCAGTCTACCCTGTTGACTCACGTCGACTTCCCGACCGGGGTTGCTGGTTCGGGTTTGTGCTCTGCCAACGGTCTTGTTCTGGACGACGGATCGCTGGTGATTTTTTCCGGCGCAACCTCCGCAAATGGCAGCCCGCAATGGTCGATGATGACCGCTTTCAAATACAGTCCGAAAGGTGTCTTGTTAAGCAAGACTCTGATGTCTGCCTTGAAGGGCGATGCGACATCGTTGGTGTCCCTGGTTACCTGTGTCGTGTTGAGCAACGGCAATATCGCGGCGTCCTGTACGTCTTACGGTGCGGCCAGATGGTGGATTTTCTCGCCGTCACTGCAAATCATCGCGACCGGCCAATCGAGTGGCGGCACTTCCGGCTTCGGCATTCAACACCTACAACCGCTGAACAATGGTGGCTTTGCTGCATTTGGCCCTGGCGGTATTGATACGGTCTCTGCCGACGGTGTGCTGGTCAATACCGTTGCGATTGCGCAAGGCTATCTGGCCTGGCAGGACGAGCAGAATTGCAATATCACTAACGCTGACGTTCCGCAGAGCGTCGGGGTTGGCGGTGTTGGGCCGCGTAACTACGCGCCCGCCAAGATATCCAATGGCGGCTTTGGTTATGTCTATTGGGTAGCCAATACTGTTTGTTACGCTCAGATCAACGCGGATGGCACCAAGCGCGCTGAGCCGCTGTTGTTGTCCGCTCTGACTGGCACGCCTGGATCGTATTTCAAATTCGCAGTATCGACGGCCGGTAATATTTGCTACGCGGTCACCGGCGTAACGGCTGCCGGTGTTTATGGTGTGGTATCTGAAGCGGGCGTGATTCTCAAGGCATCGACCGCACTGGCTAACGCCAGCCGTGCTTGCCCGGTGTACGTGGTTGCGGATGCTGCGGGCGGCTTCGCTGTCGTTGTCAACAGCAGTGTCGATAGCGCTGCAGGCAGCATGTACCTGAAAGCCCTGACGGCAGCGGGCGCGGACTCCGGTGCGACAAAGCTGTTAGGCGCCAGCGCGTATGACCGCACGGTGGTGCTCAGGCTTTCGACCGGGACTGTGGTTTTGTGGGGTAACGCCCAGGGTAACTACACCTACCAGTACGCGCTCGTTACTCCGGCAGGCGTGGTCAAAAGCGGCGTGCTGTACAACTTCGGTGGCGGCAACAGTTGGCAGGCTGCCGCTGCCTTTGTCAAAGACGACAAGGTTTATGGTGCGCTCACAAGCGGGGCATCGCTCGGCTCGGGTATTCCTGAACTTGTTTCGTTCTCCATTACAAATGCCGCTGTCGTCACGACGCAGCAGTATTACCTCGGAGTTACTAATGCCGGGGGTTCATCCAGCTACGTCGCGGTCCGTATTGTTCTGGATTACACCGGGCGCTACATGCACGTCTTCTACGGGACGACGCAAGGTGTTGCGATTGTCGTGGTCGAGCTGTCATCGCTGTACATGATGAACGTTTATTTGCCAGCCATACCGGGCATGGCAAACGGGCGATTTAATGCGCTGACCACGCGGTTGCGTTCGTTCGGTCAGGCCATCCTCGCCATTGATGCAGATCGTACTTTTCCCTACGGGGATAACGTCAACGGCGGGGCGTACACGCTGAATATGGCGCTCGTCTTAAAACCGCAGCCGACCGTATTACTCGGCGTGAACCTGGTCGCGGTCGAGAAAGGCGATCAGATGGCGTTCGGCACCAAAGGGGTTTTTGCTGTTTCGCCTGCTTGGAAACAGACCGTCGTGAACTTCGACCAGTCGGCCAACACACCGCCCGGCAATGCTGGGAGCCTCAACAATGGAATTATCAACCTGAAGGGCCTGTGACATGCCATTGATTCACGATAAAGCCGGGAATATCTATTCCTTCGAAACGCTGCAAGACCACGGCGACAGCATCAGTCTTGATAACACCATCTTCCTCTCCGGCAAGCTGTCGGACTTCACGGTTGTGAATCAGGAGTACCTGACACGCATGACGGTATTGGCGTACCGCAACCGCTTCACGACGGCAGAGAAGGTCGCCATCGAAATGGCGGCGCTCGATGACCCGGCTGCTGATATGGCGGCGCGTACCCAGGCCGCTGCTGTGCGTGTGTATGTGCAGGATCTCGCGACAGCCAAATACATCGACCCTTCGGACGAGGCCACGCGGGCTGGCACGCTCGCCCTGGAGGAGGCTGGCCTGTTGGCCGAGGGACGTGCTTTGGCAATCCTTGATGCGCCCATTGAGGCGAAAGAACGCCTGTAACCCGCAGGCTCGACCGCAAGCGCCCCGTATTCGGGGCGTTGTCGTTTCTGACGTAGGAGAGATGAGATTGAAAAAGCGTATCGGGCTGGTCCTGCTGCTATTGCCCTGTGCCCTGGCGGCGATGGTCAGTTGGCTGTGGATGTTGGCGGCAGCCGTGGGCAGCGGTGACCGGGCACAGCGCTTGGCTGTGTCGTTTGACCAACTGGCAAACGCTGCTTTTGGCGGCAACGAAGACGAAACCATCAGCTCGCGTGCTGGTAAGGCCGCTCGGGACGGCAGGCGCTGGGCCTGCGTGCTGTGCAAATTGCTCGACTGGTTTCAGCCAAACCATTGTGAGCTGAGTATCGAGCCGGATCGCGGCAAGCCGCTGCCCTGACACAAGACCCCATCCCAAACCCCTCTGACCCGCACTGCGGGTTTTTTAGTTTCTGGAGAACGCCTTTATGGCTACAAGCACTGACTTCTATCACGGCGTCACGGTGACGGCCGTGGATAACGGGGCTCGAACCGTTTCAATCCCATCGTCGTCGATCATTGGCCTGGTCGATACTTTCACGCCAGGCGATGCCCTGGCGAAGCCGGACGTTGCGGTGATGGTCACCACTGAGCGTGAGGCAATCGCGGCCTGGGGTGAGGCCTCGGCCATCACCCGCGCTGCACAGGCGGTATTCCTGAAAGCCAAGGCAGTGATCGTCGGCGTAGGTGTTGCCAAGGTGGCAGACGCGGCGGCGCTCACTTCTGCGGTTATCGGTGGTGTGAAAGCTGACGGTACGCGCACCGGACTCCAAGCCTTGCTCGATGGCAAGAGCCGCTTCAACGCTCAGCCGCGGCTGTTGATCGCTCCGAAGCATTCAGCCACGCAGGCGGTTGCAACGGCGATGGATGTGCTGGCCGAAAAGCTGGGTGGTCTCGGGATCCTCGACGGGCCTGGTACCACCGATGAGGAGGCTCTGGCCTATGCCGCGCTGTTTGGCAGTAAGCGGCTGTACATGGTCGACCCTGGCATTCAGATGTGGGACACGGCGTTGAATGCCACCACCGACTTTCCGGCCTCGGCGTTCGTCGCTGGCCTGTACGCCTGGACCGACGCTCAGTTCGGCTTCTGGGCGTCGCCGTCGAACAAGGAGTTCACCGGGATCACCGGTACCACGCGCTCGGTCGAGTTTCTCGATGGCGACCCGACCTGCCGGGCGAACCTGCTCAACCGGGCGAACATTGCCACGGTCATCCGCGACGATGGCTACCGCTTGTGGGGCAACCGCACGCTGTCATCCGACTCCAAGTGGGCATTTGTCACCCGGGTACGGACTCGCGACATGGTCATGTCCGCATTGCTTTACGGCATGAAGCCGTTCGTGGACATGCCGATCACCCGGGGCTACGTGAAGAGCGTCACCGAGACCGTCTCCGCTTTTATGCGTGACCTCAAGAGCAAGGGGGCCGTGATCAACTTCGAGGTCTACCCGGATCTGGAACTGACCACGGCGACCCAGTTGGAGGAGGGCAAGATTTACTGGCAAGTCCGCTTCACGGATACCCCGCCTGCCGAAAACCCCACGTTCCTGGTCGATGTCACGAACCAGTGGATCACCGAAGTATTGGACACCCGCTCGTAAGGAGGGCACTGACCCATGATGGTTCCCCAGACGCTGTACAACATCAACGCATTCATCGGCGGCATCAGCTTCGCGGGCGATGTGCCGTCGTTCACCTTGCCGAAGGTCGGGCTGAAAACGGAAGAGATCCGCAACGGGGGCATGGATGCCCCGGTTGATATGGATCAGGGCATGAACAAGCTCGATCTGAGCTGGACCATGACCGGTATTCGCAAGGAGGCCCTGAAGATCTACGGCCTGGCCAGCGGCTCTTCGCTCGACTCGTCCTGGCGTGGTTCCTTCAAGGATCTGCATGGCAACGCCGTGGGGGTCATTTGCACGGCGCGCGGAATGATTACCGAGGTCGACTTCGGCGACTGGAAAGCCGGGGAAAAGGCCGAGTTCAAATACGCGGCCAACCTCAATTATTTCAAGCTGGAGATCGACGGGGCGGTGATGTACGAGATCGACATCCTGAACTGTATCCGTGTAATCGACGGCGTGGACCAATTGGCAAAAGTGCGCGAGCACCTCGGTATTTAAGGAACAGACATGACCAAAGAAGCCACCACCTTGCCCCTGCCTGAATGGATGACGGTCGATCACGACACTGCGACGATCCGGCTGCGTCATCCTCGCGAATTCAACGGTGTGAAGGTCGACCGCATCAAGCTGGAGTCGCCCAACATCAGGCTGGTCAGGGCGTGCCGCAAGGCGCACCCAACCGATGAAGAGGCCGAAGAAATGATGTTGCTGTCCAGCATGGCGAAGATCCCCGTTGCTGATCTGGACCTGCTGGATATCAAGGACTACGGCCGCCTTCAGCAGGGCTATTTTCGTCTTTACCAAGACGACGGGCTTTGATTACGGGCTGTTAGAAAAGGCCGCGAGGCGCCTGGCCCGGGAAACCGGGTTCACGCGCGCCGAAATCGAAGAGATGACGCTGTTTGAAATGGCCTGGTGGTTCATGGATTGAACCGCCACGGGCGAGGGCGCAGGTATGTCGAACGAAATGAAGATCGGCCTGGTCTTGGGCGGCGCGGTCAGCCCTTCGCTGGGTGCCGCATTCAAGGACGTCGAGGGCAAGGTCAAACGCCTGGATGCCATCAAGTCGAAACCCCGGGCGCTGCAGTCAATGATCGGCGAGACCCGCCGTTTGCAGCAGGAGTGGCGGCAAGCGCACACGGCTGGATCGGCGGCGGCTGACGGCCTGCTGTCGAAACTGGAGAACAACCTCGCGGTGCTGCGTAAGCAGGGTGTCGAGGTGCGGAATCTGGGCAAGGCTTATGTGGAGGCCGGACGCCAGGCGCAGGCGCTTGAGCTGAAAAGTAAAGGCAGGGAGCAGCTCGAGCAAGGCAAGACCAGGTTTGTCCAGGCGGGCATGGTGGCGGCCGGTACCGTGGGTGTGGCTGCCGCTTCAACGAAGGTGTCCGCAGAGTACGGTGCGATCATTCGGGACATCGCGATCAAGTCCGGTATCGCGAATAAGCCTGAAGAGGCTGAAATGTCTCGCACGATCATCGATACGTCGCGGGATACCGGGATGGCCCGTAATGACGTGGCGGGCGTCGTGAATGCCCTGGTAGGCGCTGGCATGGACTTGAAGCAGGCGCTGGCCTATGTGCCGGTCGCTTCAAAGTTTGTCGTTGGGCAGGGGGCTGACGGTGTCGATACGGCCAAAATGATCAACGCTCTGGGCCAGAACGCCAAGATCACCGATCCCAAGGAAATGCAGAAAGCGTTGGAGGCGATTGCCTACCAGGGGCAGGCCGGTTCGTTCGAGGCCAGTGACATGGCCAAATGGTTCCCGGACCTGCTCGCGCAGATGGGCAACATGGGGATCACGGGAACCGACGCAGTGACGCAACTGGGCGCAATGCTGCAGGTGCAAATGAAAACCGCTGGCTCATCCGATGAGGCGGCGAACAACTTAAAAAACTGGATCAGCAAGATCGGTTCTGGCGACGTGGTCAAGGCGTATAAGGACGCCGGTATTGACTATCAGAAGTCAATGAACACGGGGTTGAAGAACGGCAAGTCCACGTTGGAGACGTCGTTTGCACTGGCGCAAAAGTACGTCGAAACCACCGATCCGAAGAAAGCCAAGCAGATGTCGGAGGCCATGGCCAGCATCAGCAAGGAGACCGATCCGAAGAAGGCTAAAGAAATGATGGCCAGCCTGGAGGGCGCCCTGCGCACCGGCGACTTGTTTGCCGACATGCAGGTCAAGGCCGCACTCACGGGTTACATGCAGAACAAGCAGCTGTACGAGCAGCTGAAAAAAGACTCCAACGATGCCAGCGGTATCTTGGACAAGAACCTGGCAGAGCGTCGTGATACCTCGGCACAGAAGTGGGCCGAGACCGGGCAGGCAATGAACGATGCGATGCGCAGCATCGGGGATGCGTTGCGGCCGGTGACGGACGTGGTGGCCACCTCGCTGACCAAGGTGGCGCAGAGCATCACCGATGTCAGCGATAAAACCCCGGCGCTTGCCATGGGGCTCGTTGGTGCGGGCGCTGCGGTCGCCACAGTCCTGTCTGTCATCAGCACATTCAAGGTGGGCAAGGGGCTGCTGAATCTGGGGCGCGGTGCTCTGGCCGGGCGTGGCAAAGGTGCTGATGACGGCAAGGACAAGAAAGCCGATGAGGATGATAAGGACAGCAAGTCCGGGAAGGCTGAAGCGCTAAAGGGCCTGCTCGTCGCGGGCGTGAGTGCTTATAAAGGAAAGGCCATCGGTGCTAATGACAAGGATGGGGAAAAGGGCGAGGCGCCGAAACCGGGTGAAGCGTTGATTGATGCGGGCCTGAAGGTGTTCGAATCCTTTGCGGAAGGCAAGGGCGATGGCAAGGGGGAAGACGGCGACAAGGATCCTCAAAAGGTCTTTGTCGTCAACGCCTCGGAAATCGGTGGCAGCGGTGTTCCTGGTGCAGGTTCAAATGGCGGGGCCAGTGATGGCCCTGCTCGGCGCCGCCGATCTCGGAGGCGCCGCAATGGTGCTGCTCGCCCACCGTCTCGCGGCCCAGTTCCACCGACGCCGCCGGTTCCCCATGTTCCTCCTGTCCCTGCTGTTCCCCGGGTTGGCGCAATGGCTCGGCTGGGGGCGGTGGCCACGAAGGTCGGCGGGCTGGGTAAAGCGATTCCCGGCGGGTCGTTCCTTGAGGCGGGCGCGAAAGTACTCGACACATACCAGAACGCTGAAACCCAGAACGACAAGGCTGAAGGCTACGGCTCAGCTGCAGGTGGCTTGGCCGGAACGATGGCGGGTGCTGCGGCAGGGGCTGCGATTGGCTCGGTTGTGCCCGTCATCGGCACTGTCGTTGGCGGTGCAATCGGCGCCTTTCTGGGGGGGATGGGCGGTGACAGCCTGGGTGCGTGGGCGGGCAAGAAGTGGTTTGGGGACGATGAGCCTGAGGCTGAGACGGCAGCGACAGGAGATCAACCGGCCGGTGCTGCGCCGTCGTTGCCCGCATTGGGTGATGTTGCTCGCTCGTTCGACAAGTCGAGCGCGTCAGGGACGCCTTTGCTGATGATGGCTCAGGCTGCCCCTCCTGCTGCCCCGGCGCCTGTGCAGCAGCAGAACGTCCAGATATCACCGACCATCAGCCTGGTGGTTCAGGGCGATGCGAAGGATCCACAGGGCATCATTGATCGGCTGATGCCGGAGCTGGAACGCAGGCTGCGGGACATAGGTCGGCAGGCCGGGCGCAGCAGCATGTATGACGAAGCCCATGTGCAAGGGGGGTAGATGGAGTATGTAGACAAGCTTCAAGGTGGGCTGAAGTACATGGTCGAGGCTGGTGAGACCGGCCGCAAAGACCTTGCGGGAATGATCAGTCCGGTCAACGGGGCGATCAGCTCTATCTCGTCGGCAGCCGATGACCTGGAAGGGCTGCCCTTCGTGGGCGACCTCATAGGGCAGAAGCTACGGCGTGTAACCGGAGCGATCAGCGCCGCACAGTCGGGCATCAATCGGGTCGTTTCGACCTACAACAATGCTGCCGCTGGCCTGGCCCAGGTGCAGGATCGCGTGGGTGTTCTCAAGGAGCAGGGCGCCCGGGCCGAGGCGGCTATCGACAAACTGGCCACCAAAACCGGTACCAAGATGGAGGTGGTGCTGCCCACTGCCGCGATTGCTCCGAAGGTAACGCCAGCGCCCGAAGCCGTGGGTGGTCACGCGCACCTCATGATCATGCAGTTCCTCGACTCGAAGTCAGGCATTCAGCCGTATTACTTCAACCTCGACACAGCTGCTTTCGACGAGTTACGTCGCTCATCGGCGTTTCGTTGGGCCGAGCAGGAGCGGCTGATGCGGCGGCCTGCTCAGCAGGCAGTTGGCGTCGGAGCTGAAAAGCTGAGCATCAAGGGTGCGATCTTCCCGGGCTTCAGGGGTGGTCTGAAACAGCTGGATCGTCTGCGCAGCTTCGGCCAGCAGCTTAAGCCCTTGCTGCTCACGACAGGTTATGGCCTGGTGCTGGGTAACTGGTGCTTGTTGAGCGTCGACGACGAACAGAGTGCTCTGCTCACCGGCGGCGTACCTCGCAAACAAGCCTTTAGCCTGGAGTTCTCGCGATATGGCGACGACATGCAGAACGTCTGACGGTGACATGCTCGACACCATTTGCCAGCACTTCTACGGGCACTTACGCGGTACCGTCGAGGCCGTGCTGGAGGCAAATGAAGGTCTTGCTCGGGAGCCTCAACCTTTCCGTGTGGGGCTGCTGATCGTGCTGCCGGATCTACCGGTCGCAGTGGCCACGGCATCTGTCGCGCTCTGGGATTGACCTGCGGCTATCTGGATATCTAACTCATTAATTGGCCCGCCTTGTGCGGGCCTTTGCGTTTCAGGAGGTTTGATGCGTCCCGTTCACCGCATAGTTGCAAACGGTCAGGACATCACTGACCTGATCAATGACCGGCTGCTATTGGCGCGTACAGTCGATAAGCCCGGGATTGATTCGGACGACTTCGAGCTGCGCATCGATGACCGTGATGGTGCGGTGGCCTTGCCGCGCAAAGGGGTCAAGATCGAGGTGTGGCTTGGCTGGGAAAGCGACAAGCTGACCTTGCTCGGGACTTACACCGTTGATGAGGTGGAGGTATCGGGGCCGCCGGATACCATCGTCATTCGCAGTAAGTCGGGGGAGACACGCGGCAGCGCGAAGGAAACCCGAAATGGGAGCTGGGAGGGCGTCAGCCTGTCCGACATTGTGGCCGAGGTCGCCAAGCGTAATGAGCTGGAACCGGTGTGCCCAGTCCAAACCATCGTTGAGCGTGCCGATCAGCTGGGTGAGAGCGACATCAACTTCATCACTCGGCTGGCCAACCAGTATGGCTGCACAGCCAAGATCGCTGACGGCAAGCTGTTGGTGCTGCCCAAGGATGAAGGGAAGAGCGCGACCGGCAAGGATCTGCCCACTGTGACGATCAGCCGTACCGATGTCAGCCGATGGCAGTTCAGGTTCTCTGACGACACGGTAAAGAAGGGCGCCCGGGCCGGGTACAAAGATGGCAAGGGCGATTTGAAGGTCGTCGATGTCGGCAACGACAGCGCTCCTGCAGGAACGCCGCCGGTGCATACCGACCGCCACCTGCATCCGAACAAGTCTGCTGCTGAAGCATCGGCCAAAGCCCGGATTGATGCCTTCAATCGGTCCACGGCCGGGGTCAGGCTGGAGATGAATGGGCGAACTGATCTGTTTGCCGAAAGTAAGGTTACGGCCCAGGGCTTCAAGGATGGGGCGGACGGCACGTACCTGGTCGATTCAGTAGAACAAACCTGGACTCAGTCGGGATGGACGACGACGGTCGAGTGCAACGCGGGCAACAAGGGCAAGGCCGATGCTGACGGCAAGAAAAAGAAGGGACCGCTGAAGGTCATCGATATCAAATAACCCGTTTCAATCACACCCAGGCCGCCGTCGTGCGGTTTTTTTTCGTCCTGAGGAAAGTGCAATGCCAACAGCCACACGCGGTATCCGCAACAACAACCCCGGCAACATCGACTTCAACAAAGCCAACGATTGGCAGGGCCAGCTCGGCTACGAAGAAGGTGTGCCGACTCCACGGTTCGCTCGATTCGATACGCCGGAGAACGGAATCCGTGCCCTGGCCAAGCTGCTGATCAACTATCGCGGTAAGGACGGCATGCCAGGGATTGGCGCGCCAGGCATTGATACCGTACGCGAAACTATTAATCGCTGGGCACCGTCGTCCGAAAACAACACCGGCGCTTACATTGATGCAGTGGCCAATGCTGCAGGCGTTCAGCCGAACACCCAGATTGATATCCGCAGCCAGCGGACCTTGCTTGGCATCGTGACCGCGATCATCCAGCACGAAAACGGCGGCAATCCCTACGCACCGGCAGTCATTGCCGAGGGTGTGCGACGGGCGTTGTTATGAGCGCGCTCTACCTGCGGGTAGGTGGAGTGATGCTGGCCGTCGTGGCTTTGGCCGGTGTGCTGTACCTGGCCTACGACCATGGCGTCGAGGTCGCTGATGGTCGTTGGAAGGGCAAGTGGGCCGATCAGCAGGTGCTCCAGGCGAAGGGCCTGGCCGCTGCCACGACGGCCAACCGGGCCGAGGAACAACGCCGTCAAGCGGCAATAGACGAGGTATCGAACGATGCGCGAAAGCAATACACCGTTGCAGTTGCTGACGCTGTTGCTGCTGATCTTGCTGGCCAGCGCCTGCACGACTCAGCCCGAGCCCTGGCAGGCAGAGCAAGTTGCCCCTCCGGCGATCCCGCAGTTGCCCAACGAAGCGCGTCAGCTACCCGCGCCGCCATGGTGCTCTCCGACCTGTTCCAGCGGGCTGACCAGAGAGCGGGAGAGCTGGCAAAAGCGTATGACGCAGCCCGAATAGCGGGCCTAGCATGCGAGAAAGCTTTCGACAGCTTGACTCACAAATGATGAGTATGCGCTGCATCGGCTTGTCTAACCCTCTTCCAAATTGGTTGCAGGGCTTTATAGCACTTTACAACAGCCCGTGATTATCAAGGTATCTGGCGAGTTAGAATCTGAATTCTTGAACAGTCAGTTCGTGGTTGAATAAAGCTATTTATTGTCTTCTTTAGTTACGTCCATCATGTGCGCAAAATCTATAATCACCGCTGGTATAGAGTAAGGCAGTAAACTTTTTATGAAGTCTTGACGCCGTCCCCACCATTCGTTAAGTGGGTATTTATCACCATGAAACATCAGGTAGTATCCTACGTTATCTGATAGGCTAGAGTTGACTGGGGCGACGACGGCGATGGCGAGCAAGGCAAAAATAACGCAGTCGGAAAGTTTAACTACACCTGATTCTATGTCGGTAGTTGCGTACGGTAAAATCCCTGACTCCTTGGTTAGTTCGAATCCTTGTGGTAACTCCTCCCCGTGACCATGTGTGCATCGATGGATTGAGTATATGATATCAGCCATATCAGGTATTATTTTCTTTCCTTTCGAGTTTCTAATTTCAACCGGCCACTTTGTTTTCGCGAGATCTACTCCCGTAATTCCTAATGGCCCGAGAATTTCATAGTTTTCTCTGAGAAGCTGTTTAAATCTTGGTCCCACATCTTTCATCTTGGGATAAGTTTTTTTCGCTGTTGCATCAATAACCATGCAAGCATGCATCATGGAAAACTCTGTGTCTCCTATTTCAAAGTCGCTAATTGATTTGTTTATCGATCGTGCAATTCCTACCATGTTTCAACGTCCTGTAAGTAGATAGAGGTTATTCATGATCTAGCATAGTACATAGTTTCACTGTGTCTTTTTAAAAAGAGCGATTGGCAAAATGCGCCAACATTTTGCCAACCGCCGAACCGCAGACGATACCTGCAAGTCCAGCCCAGGCTCCCGCTTCGTGCACAAAGCGCGAGGAGTCTAGCGCCTGTTTATCCATACAGTAAAGGCTTGCTTTAAATGACTAATCCGATCATCCCCTGGATGGGTGGCAAACGCCGCCTGGCCGACCGTCTTATCCCTCTCTTCCCGCCCCACGAATGCTACGTTGAAGTGTTCGCTGGCGGCGCGGCCCTCTATTTCATGCGCCCCCAGGCCGCGCCGGTTGAAGTTCTTAACGACATCAACGGCGACCTGGTGACGCTGTATCGCGTTGTCCAAAACCACCTTGAAGAATTCGTGCGGCAATTCAAATGGGCGCTCAGCTCGCGCCAGGTGTTCGAGTGGCAGAAGATGACCCGCGTCGAAACCCTCACTGACATCCAGCGTGCAGCTCGTTTTTTCTACCTGCAGCACCATGCCTTTGCGGGCAAGGTAACTGGGCAGACGTTCGGTACCGCAACCACGGCCCCGGCCATCAACCTGCTGCGAATCGAGGAGAACCTCTCAGCCGCCTGGCAGCGCTTGTCTGGCACCTATGTTGAGAACCTGTCATGGCTTGAGTGTGCCGAACGCTACGACCGGCCGCACACATTCCATTACATGGATCCGCCGTACTGGCAGACCGCTGGGTACGGCGTGGATTTTCCGTTCGACAATTACGTGCGTATGGCTGAGTTTATGCGGCGCTGCAAAGGCAAGGTGATGGTCAGCATCAATGACCACCCTGATATCCGCCAGGCGTTTGAGGGTTTTCATTTCGAGACCCTCGATATTCGGTACACCACGACGAACCAGCGGCAAGGCAAGGCAGACGTAACCGGCGAGCTGGTGATCATGAACTGGGAGCCTGCGGCACTGGGCGGTTTGTTTTGAGCGTGAGAGAAGTTGACTGATTGTTTCACCTTGATCGCCTCAAATCGCCGAACGATCTAACGGAAGCTAAAGCATTCGCTACTCTGATAGGACGGGCCGGATGCCCCGGTCTAGACACCATGGAGGTGTGAATTGGTCAGTTATGACAAGCGCGGGAGCGTTTTAAGCCAGGTTGTCGAGTGGAATCGGAACTGGCTGATGATGGGTGGATTTGTCGCGTGCACTGAATGTCTCGCGTTTCAGTCAGTCGAGTATTTCGGTGAGTCTTTCAAGCACGCGAGCATCTGCAGCAGAAATGGTGAGCCAGCGGAAAACCCCTGGGTTTCCCTCGAGGCCATCCTAAATTGGTCAGTCGGTCAGGGGAGGGGAGCAATCAATTCAGCGCCCTGATTGCGGACGTTACCCACGGCTTTACCCACTTCAAACCACTCGAAGTCTTCAACCGGTCTGCAATGCCGGGCTAGCTCAAGGGCTCGCTCGGCAGGCAGATCGGGCTCAAGCCATTCTCTCGCATCTGCCGGGCTTAGTACGACTGGGCGCCGGTCATGGATGTCTACCATTCCTTCGTCACTTGCATCAGTGATGATCACAAAGCCATCGCCTTCGTGCGGTTCCAGGTCTGTGTGCACCTGGGCCAGGGCAGCGAAGAACATCGGCTCCTCTCCCTTTAGTCGGATGAAATACGGCTGCTTCTTCTTCGGATCATCTGGGTCTTTCAGCCACTCAAACCACCCGCTGGACGGCGCTAAAGCGCGACCGGCAGGCCAGAGTTGTTTGAAAAACTTCCCGGTAGCCACCGTCTCCACCCTGGCATTGATAGGGTCGGGGCGCTTTCCTTTCGCCCAAAAAGGCGCCCATCCCCATTTCACTTTATCGACACGCAGGCCGCCGTCACCTGGTCGTATGATTTCCACCTTCGTCGACGGTGCGACGTTGTAGCGGTTGATCCGCTCATGGTCGTAGCCATTGATGATCACCAGCTCAAGCTCGAGCTGCTTCAGATACCCCACGAATGACACGCTGATGATGACGCGTGCCGCGACGGAGGCGGTCGAGCGGATCTACAGGGAGGGGTTTCGGTACAGCAAAGCCGAGGTGCTGCTCCTCGATCTGAGGCAGCCCGGAGAATTCACGGATGATTTATTTGCAGTGACTCAGCCGTGCACGACTGATCGAGTGATGAAGGTGCTGGACGAAATCAACGGTCGATGGGGAAGGGGTACTGTGCGATCGGCCACCGTGCCCGCTGAGCCCGACTGGGGCATGCAACGCAACCTCATGAGCCAGAGCTACACGACGCGCCTTGATCAGCTTTGGAAAGTGAAGTGCAATTGACTAGGTAGCCCGGTGGGCAGCTGCCGTTAAAAAGGGGGCGGCTCGCATGCGCCTGTCGATAGCCTGAGTACGGTGTCTTGCAAATGCCGGTTCTGTTCTGTCAGCTGATAGTTCTGCCGGTCGGCCGAGGTCAGCCCTTTCAGGCATTCACCCGAATCTGTCTGTTCGAGCAAAGCCGCCAGTTGCCTGGTTGCTGATAGTGGTCGTAAGCATGTCCACCAGCGTGGCCTGGTTCTTCCTGTACCGGTCGACCTCCGAGCGCATGCAGTTGCACTCGGCTTCCACCAGCTTGGCGTGTAGCTCGAGCATCTCCTCTCGCGTGGGGTTGCCGAGCCAATTTTCTGCGTCGCAGTCGTTGGTCATTCGCGCTCACCTATAACTGTTTGGATATACAGTAATTTAGAAATGGGCAGCATGGCGAGCGTTGGGTGATGAAATGCACGCGAGGAAGGATTCGGTTCGGCACAGCGCGGAAGATGGTGGGCCAAAAGCTGGACCAATTCATCAGGGTAAGGCAGGGAATTTCAGGAACTTGGCCCTCGGGTTTGCCCGTATTTTCGAGGGCAAATCCCTGTGGGATACTGGAATGACGGTAGAAAAAAATGTCGCTGAATTCTGTATTTTGCTCAACTCAACCCGGGTTTGGAGTTAGAGATTTTTTTGTACTCTTTATCTCATAATCCGTTTTTAAGCCCATGCACCCTAAGAAATTGCCATTTTTTTGGCCAGCGCGTGTGTATGATTTATCTAGGAACCTTGTCTACCACTGGTCCATGCTCTTCTCCTGATTGGTTTGATTTATTTCTCACGCTACACTAGATGTTTGGAAGAAACAGACAAAAGGGTTGCTAACCCACAGGAGCAAGAATGCCAAAGCCTCGTGTTTTTATCGGCTCTTCCGTTGAGGGGCTCAATGTCGCATATCCGGTGCAGCAGAATCTTTCTCATGAAGCAGAAGTCACTATTTGGGATCAAGGCGTATTTGAGCTTTCTAGTACTACAATGGAAAGTTTGACTAAGGTTCTCTCTGATAGCGATTTTGCTGTCTTCGTTTTCTCTCCAGATGACTTAGTCCGCATCAGAAGTCAAACTGCGCCTACAGTTAGGGATAATGTGCTTTTCGAGTTCGGCCTGTTTATTGGAAAGCTTGGTCGAGATCGGGTTTTTTTCATTTTACCATCTAATGGTGAGCTTCATATCCCTACCGATCTATTGGGAGTTACTCCTGGTAGATACGATGTATCTCGCACAGATGGCAGTATGCAAGCCGCGACAGGCCCTGTGTGCCACCAGATACGACTTCAAATGAAGAGGCTCGGCATTGTTCCAGGCCGGATTATAGTTGAAGTAAGCACGGAGGGATCGGTAGCAGATGACTTAGGAGAGCGTGATTGGATTTCTGATTTTTTCGATGAAAAGTATCAGCAAGCCAAAACTACGTTACAGCGCGAAATGCAAAATCAATCGGGGGAGAAAGAGTTAGAAAGTAAAGCCTGGATTCTTTTTTGCGATCTCAAACTTAGGGGAGATGGGAACATAGATGAGCTAATTAAATACTCTGTTGATCATCAGGAGTTTTCCGGAGTTCAAGCGGTAGTCGCGTCGGCACTTCGCTTTCAGGGACATGCAAAAAAAGCGATCGAACTGCTTTCTATCGTTCAGCGAAGCAGGCCAAATGATACCGAGATTGCTATGTCACTTGCTCGATGCCATCTAGATGAAGCCGATACCGCCAGCGCAATCGAAAAACTTCAGCACGTTGGCCCAGACGATTTTCCAGAGGTTGCGATTCTTTTAGCTGAAACCTATGAGAAGGACGAAAATACGACCGAAGCGCTAGTAGCTATTCAGCGTTGCTATGCGAAAAATCCAAGTCATCAGAAGCTTAAATTCAAATATGCGCGGTTGGCTCAGGAGCTGGATCAAAACTATATTGCTGCATACTTGCTCAATCGCCTAACGATCGAAGATCCTAAATCAGTAGATTATTGGGGGTATCTTGGAAATTCTTGTATCCAGCTCGATTTGTATGACAGTGCACTTAAGTCATACCGCAAAGCACAAAATTTGATGGCCCCTGAAGATAATTCTCAATGGATAGGCGCCAATATAGGTAATCTTTTTATTAATAAAGGACTTCCAACTGAGGCATGTGAGTATTTAGAGCGTGCAGTTAAGCTTGAGTCTCAATCGGACTACTCACATGATAGACTTGCTTCTGCCTTGAAGAAAAAAAATTCTGAGGCTAAAGAGTTTCAAAATAAATGCGATGAGGGTAGGCGTCAAGTAAGTAAAGCCATGGAGGCGATTGTAACGCTTCCTCAGACCTGAGGTTGAGGTCTTGGATGTTGAGGTGAACGGCTAGGTTAGGGTGAATGGTTGATATAGCCAAGCAGGCTTCAAGGCTGACCAAAACTTGATCGCCATACGGCGCCAGCTTGACTGGCTGGCGCACTCGACCCGATCAAACCGGACTCGAACACGGCCAAAAATTCGTTCCGAAATAAGGGTCCTTAGTGCCAGAAAATGCAGCCAATAGAGTGGTAAAAATACTCCGATTTAGGAACGTCATTTTCTATAGTCTTTTGATTTTTAACATTATTTTTGTAGACTTGAAAACTGCCGACTGTAACAGGTCCTAGAGTTCGAATCTCTATGTCTCCGCCATCTTCTACAGCGCAAAGCCCTGATTTTTCAGGGCTTTGTCGTATCTGGGATTCAGGAATCAGACCCCGAGA